GTGTAGACACCAATGTTATTTCGGGTGGTACTATTTTAAATGGTCCGTCGTTAAATGGTAACGTAAATGTTATTAGTCAAGTTTCAGGTACTACAGGAGGTAAAGGATTATACGTTATAGGTTCAGGTCAAACTACCACAACATCTCCTTTTGTCGTACAAAACGCTTTTATTGCGGGTATAGGATCTTCTTCTATACAACCACTTTTAGATGATAAAAAATTGATCATGTTTAATACAACCAGCTCAACAATTTTAGAAACTCCTGGATTTGATACAAATAATAATCAAAGAAGTATGAGGGTTGCACCATGGTCGGTCGTTGTTAGAACTACAGATAACACGGGTTATTATGTTTTACCATCATTTGGATCAAACATAAATCAAGCCAAAGGTGAAGCGTTTAAAAATGGAAATATGAAAATTGAACTTTCCAATAATCCGTCGATGTTTAATGGAACCGTCAGATTGTTTTGGAACGCACCTCAATACGGGTGGTTTGATAATTCAAAATTAAAAAAGAATGACCCAAAAACTTACCTAAAAAAAATACTTAACGAACAAAAAGAACAACAAAATTTTTTAATTTCAGGTAAGATAACCGATTATACTGATTTTGAAGAATTATTTACAACCTTTAATACTAAAACTTTAGATTATTTTGAGTCTGAATTTTTAAATTTTAGTAGGTCAATTTATGATTATGTAGATACATTACCACCTACAACAACAACTGAGGCTACAACAAATGTTTTGAACACAGCGACAAATCCAGATGGGAGTGTAGGTTTACAAAGTGATAAAACCTTCAAAAATTTTCATTACTTGATGAGAGAGTTAATGAAAATAAAACTACCTACAGGAACATCACCAGAAACTAAATTGTCTGAAATTATTACGAGTCAAAATCAAACATTCCAACAAATATTAACCGCTTTTATGAATTATGACGTGGTTTTTAAATATGGAAACCCTTCAGAATTTAATAAAAGATTGTTTTTTACTTTCTCAACAAGATACTTAGAGGAACCATTTATTTATGGGCCGTATGAGCAAGGTACATTACCAACACAAGGAGGATCGGTTACTTTAACGGCATCAAAACAACAAAGTCCTGAAACTTGGAAAGCCTTAGAATATTACGTTGGATACTCAACAATTCCAGAACTTACTTATAAAAACAATGGTTCATATATTACAGATTTTTTTGTTGATTTAAACGTCCAATTTAATGAAAAAAATGTACAAGATTTTGCACCAATTATTAAAATATACGCAACTGAAAAATTAAAAAATAACAATTTAAATTTAACATCGTTTTATGCTTTAATGGACAAATATATAGTTGAATCAGAAAACTATATTAACAATGTTATAAATGTAATGTTACCTGCGGTCAGAAAACAACTACCAAATGTTTTTATTACACAAGAAGATACTCAAAATAGGGCAAATCTTGAGGCCGGGTTTACAGAACAAACCAGAACTGAATTATGGGAAACATTTAAAGCATTAAATGATACTTGGATCTCAGGGTTTGACTTTCAAAATAAAACTTTATTTGAGGATGTTTTGTTGGTAGACAGAGCAAGTAGAAATGTGGGGGATAAAATTATTGTAGATATTTTTCAAATAAAAGATTTAATACAAGACTCGAGTTATAAAAATAATTTATTAGATATTATTACAACTATTTTGGTTCAAAATAATTTTCAACATTTTATGTTACCAGCATTTGTTAATTTTTACAATATTCAAGATGCTCAAAAAAACCCAACACCACGACCTGATGGTTCTTTGGAATTTGCAGAAACTTTATTTGGTACATTTTTGAATGTTGATTACAGACAAAGCGCTCCAAAGTTTCTTTGTTATTATGTTAACAAACCAAGTGAGCACTTAGATATGAAAGATAACATTGATTACAGATATAGAGATGACGCATTTGATTTAAGAAGAGCTAGTGATAATCCATTACAAGAAAATCAAGCAAATAAAGTGGATTGGGACAAATCAAACAAAGTTGTAGGGTTCAATATTGACATAGGAAGACAAAACCAACAAATATTTAAAAGTTTTAGTGTCTCACAAACACCAGGAAAACCAACATCTGAATCTTTAGAAATGTTAAATCAAATGGCTAACTTGGGTGGAAACAGACGATCAACAACTCAATCCGTTTCTTTATATAATCTTTATAAAAATAGAAGCTATGAATGTAATGTTGAAATGATGGGATGTGCTTTAATCCAACCCTTAATGTACTTCAACATAAGAAATGTACCTATGTTCTCAGGCCCTTATATGATTACTAAGGTTACTCATCAAATTGCTGATAATGATTTTACAACTAGTTTCACTGGAACTAGACAACCATTTTATAGTTTACCTAAAATTGATAATTTCTTACAAACATTGAATATTAAAATCTTATCAACAATCCAAACTAAAATACAACAAAGAGAACAACAGGCTCGTCAAAGTCCTGAAAACATTAAAGCACAACAACAAAATGTGATTGCTAATTTACAATCTCAAGATACTTTAACCAAAAGTCAGGATTGTGTCACTCAGATAAATCCACGCTATAGGGACTATACAGGAATTGATGTACCACAACAAACTTCAGTAACAACAAAACAATTATTTGAAACAATTAAAGATGTTTTAGTTGCAAGAGGTTACTCGGTAACAGGATCTACAACATATCTTTTAGCCGACCTTGCTTTTTCTTTTATATACGTTGATTCAGGTAATAACACAGGAATAACAGGATATGAAAACAATTACTCAACAATAAATTTGACTGAGGTTTATGGTGACTCGTTTATTACTTATATTAAAAGAAATTATTTCTGTGTTAGTAGAGGTGCAAACCCTAATTTACCTGTGGCATCCTTCGATAGTTTTAAAGACTTCATAGAATTTGTTATAGATAGACTATCGGCAATTCCATCAAATATAGTTGCCGATGCGAATTTGTTTGATTTAGGGACTAAACAAGGGGCTGCAAAGGCATTTGCAAAACAATATATCTTGAATTATCCATTGGCACAACAACAAAATGTTTATGACTCAATGGTAGAACAAGATAAGTTAACAGTACAACAAGAAATGGAAAGAGCGTCAGACATTTTCAAAACTGTACAAACTTTCAGAACTAATTGATATTTATAAATAAAAACGATATGAGTACAAAGATGTTATTAGATAACTACCTCGGAAAAAATACGAGAGTATCTGAAAAAGATATGGGTGATGGTACAAAACAAGTGTGTGATTTAGACACAGGTGACTGTTACACTGTAAGAATGAAAGACGGACTTATTGAAAGAGTTGACAATACAATGAAAACATTCAAGAAAATTCAAGTCGAAACCAATCATGGTATAAAAACATTATTAAACGGTTAAGATGGCTTTAGATGAAAAAATAATAAAAGAAATTGCAAGATATAAATCTATAAATAGATATATCATGGAACAAGATGTTCCACCACCACCTGCTGATCCATTAGCGGATCCAGCGGCTGCCGGAGCACCACCAGCAGATCCATTAGCCGACCCTGCAGCGGCAGGAGCACCTCCGGTAGATCCCGCAGCGGCAGGAGCAGACCCTGCGGCTCCAGCTCCACCTGCAGCACCTGAAGGGGCACCTATAGATGCGGAAACCGATCCTGATGTTGAGGAAGTACCTGCTGAAGGGGAAGAAGGTGAAGAAACTGAAGAACTTGATATAACTGATTTAGTTGATTCGCAAAAAACAATGGCAGACAAACAAGAAGAATATTTTACAAATCTTTTTGATCAAATTAAAAACATGGAAACAAAGTTAGCTGAAATGGATTCAATAGTTTCAAAATTAGATAGTTTAGAATCTAAGGTTGAAAAATATAGACCTAAAACGGCACAAGAAAAATTACAATTACGTTCATTAGATTCAGGCCCTTTTAAACAAAATTTGTCAGATTTCTTCGATGAGAAAAAAGACGAAATGGAACAAACAGGAAAAAATGAATATGTTTTAACTCAAGATGAGGTTGAAAGTTTCAGCCCTTCTGAAATTGAAAAATCATTTAATGAACCTATGGAAGATGAGGACGATATTTTATTAAACAGATTTAATTCATAAGTTTTAAGGTCGAAAAAATCGACCTTAAACTTTTTTTGGCGACACAATTTGACTATAACTTTTTATACACTTATAATTTACACATAAACCTTTAATTTTTTAACACATGGCGACAAATTCATTAGACGCAGTACTTGCACAGTACGAGAAATCACAAAGTAGTTCTAATACTACAAACAAAATGTCTTCAGAAGACCGAATGAAAAAATACTTTGCGGCTCTTTTGAAAGATAATGAAAAACAAGGACAAAGAAGAGTACGTATTCTTCCTACACCAGACGGATCTTCACCGTTCAAAGAAGTATGGTTCCACGAGATCCTTGTGGACGGTAAATACCAAAAATTTTACGATCCAGGAAAAAATGACAATGAGCGTTCACCTTTGAATGAAGTTTACGAAGAACTAATGTCAACAGGTAAAGAGGCTGATAAACAATTAGCAACACAATACAAAGCTCGTAAATTTTACATTGTAAAAGTTATTGATCGTGATAACGAACAAGATGGAGTTAAATTTTGGAGATTTAAACACAACTACAAACAAGAAGGAATCCTTGATAAAATTATTCCAATATGGAAAGCTAAAGGAGATGTCACAGATCCTGATACAGGACGTGATTTAATTCTTGAGTTAACCAAAGCAAAAACACCAAAAGGTGCATTTTACACCGTAATCCAAACCGTAATGTATGATGATCCTTCTGCAATTTCACAAGACGAAAACCAAATGGCCGAGTGGGTTGGAGATGAAATGACTTGGGAAGACGTTTATTCAAAAAAACCTTTGGAATATTTAGAGGCGATCGCAAGAGGTGAAACACCACGTTGGGATTCAGATAAAGGAGGTTATGTATATTCTAATGATGAAACTTCTGAAGTATCCATGGGAGGTACAACACCACCAAAATCAATCAATGAAGTTGCCGATCCACAGGCAAATGATGAGGTTGACGAAGAATTACCATTCTAATTTATTATCAAATTAAATGAACGGGAGCAGTTTATTGTTCCCGTTTTTTTTGTTATATTTTTAAAAAAGAAAATATTATGAAACCTATTATCGCAGAAAAATTGAAAGATGCTTTGATAAAAAAATACGAAGCGGAAATTGCAGATGCGGAAGCAAGATTATACATCTATTTCACAAATCCTGTTGGTATTGGAGAACATCCCCAACATACTGAAGAGATGGATATTTTAGTTGGTAAACTGACTGACGCAAAAGACAAATTAGAAACAATTACAAATTTTAAAATTTACGAACTGTAATGGCACTTAAAAAAAACGACTTTAGTTCGTTGAAGAAAAAATTCTCTTCGGACGCGAAATACAAACCTCAAAGATTTTTTGATCTTGGTCCTGAATTTTTAGATGCGGTAGGACTACCTGGCCCCGCTATTGGTCACCTTAACATGTTATTAGGCCACTCTGATACAGGTAAAACCACAGCACTTATCAAAACGGCGGTTGATGCTCAAAAAAAAGGTATTTTACCCGTGTTTATTATTACGGAACAAAAATGGTCTTTCGAACACTCAAAAATAATGGGGTTTGAATGTGAAGAAGTGGTTGATGAAGAAACAGGTGAGTTAACTTGGGACGGATTCTTCTTGTTCAATAACAACTTCAGTTATATTGAACAAATCACAGACTATATAAACGATCTATTAGATGCACAAGAAAAAGGTGAATTAGATTATTCACTTTGTATTATGTGGGATTCAGTTGGTTCTGTTCCTTGTAAAATGACTTACGAAGGTAAAGGTGGTAAACAACATAACGCATCTACATTGGCCGACAAAATTGGTATGGGTATCAACCAACGTATTTCAGGATCTCGTAAAGCTGATTCAAAATATGAAAATACCTTAATTATTGTTAATCAGCCTTGGGTAGAATTACCTGACAATCCATTTGGTCAACCTAAGATCAAAGCTAAAGGTGGTGAAGCAATTTGGTTAAACTCTTCTTTGGTATTTTTATTCGGAAATCAAAAAGGTGCGGGAACAACAAAGATTACGGCAACAAAAGATAAAAGAACTGTGAAGTTCGCTTCGAGAACAAAAGTGTCGGTTATGAAAAACCACATCAATGGTCTTGGTTTTGAAGACGGAAGAATTATTGTTACTCCACACGGATTCTTACCAGGTAAAGATACAACAGAGGAAAAATCATCAATAGAAAAGTATAAGAAAGAATATGCTGACTATTGGAAAGATATAATCGGAGTTGATGGTGACTTTGATTTGAAAACAGAAAAAGAAGAAGTAGAGTAGAAATCATTTAAGATTTTAGGAAGTGTCCAAAACATTATTAGTAGACGGAAATAATTTATTGAAAATTGGGTTTCACGGTGTTAGAGAGTTCTATCACAATGGGAGACACGTTGGTGGTGTTTGGCACTTTCTAAATACTCTTCGTAAATTCTTGGAAGAACACAACTATGATAAAGTTGTGGTATTTTGGGATTCTAAAACCTCATCTTCACAAAGAAGATTGATTTACCCGAAGTACAAATTGAATCGGAGACCTTCCGAATCAGAACAAAAAGAAGATGCTTTCTTGGAACAAAAACAGAGGGTTAGACAATACCTCGAGGAGATGTTTGTAAGACAACTGGAAACAGAAAACGCAGAAGCTGATGACTTGATAGCCTACTACTGCCAAGTGTCCTTAGATGAGACTAAAACTATATTCTCAAGCGATAGAGATTTGACCCAACTTATCTCTGAGAAAGTATCAATTTATTCACCAACTACAAAACAATATTACAAGTTGGGGGATAAGATTAAATTACATGACATTGAAGTACCTCACTTTAATGTTAAGACCGTAAAGATACTCACTGGTGATAGTTCCGACAACATTGATGGAATCTTTTATCTAGGTGAGAAGACTTTGGTTAAATTATTTCCCGAGTTACTTGAAGAATTAGTACAATTACCCTATATTTTGAGTACAAGTACTAATTTACTTAAAGAGGAAAAGGGAAACGTAGCTCTTCAGAATCTATTAAGTGGTAAAACTAAAGAAGGTATTTTTGGTGATGAATTTTTCGTAATCAACCAAAAACTTGTCGACTTAGATGAACCACTCTTAAGTGATGAGGACAAAGAATTGGTTAGATTATATTACACTGAGTCGATGGATCCCGACGGAAGAGGACATAGAAATCTAATCAGAATGATGATGGAAGATGGATTCTTTAAATACCTACCTAAGGGTGACGACGCTTGGGTTAGTTTTTTGAAACCATTTCTAAAATTGACAAGAAAAGAAAAACAAAAATTTAGAAACAAAAAAAATTAAAAAACAAAATGAAAGAACAAGATATAACAAAAGTCGAATTTTTGTTAATGTGTAACGATAACATCGTAGTTCAAAGGTTCTTTAATGTCAGGAACTTTAATAAGAATGCTCACAAATCGGAAGAGTTTTTCTATCACATTACAAGTCTTTGTAATGAATTGAAGTATGATTTAAAGATGAGATCAGTGTCATATATGTTAGACAATCAATATGAAATTTCTGAAAATCCAGATGTATTAAATACATCGATTACTAACGGACCTGAGAATTTTAACTTAATTATTAAACTCGGAGATATGACAATTTGTCAGCGTGAGTTTGATGCTAAAGTATACCCCCCAAAGGTCAGATATACCGTAGACCTACGCCCAAAGTTAAAAAGCATACTTGCTCAGCTTACTGACATTTTTTCAGGTAAAAATTTTAATTATTTTTATCCTGAATTTATCAAAAACTAATACTATTTATTTTTACTAAAGGAGAGAAAACTATATGGCGACAGGTAAAAATTTTGAGTATTTGGGTAATACTTTTCAGTTACAATTATTAAATCAAATTATTGTTGATAAAGATTTTTCACACTCAATTATTGATGTGATCGAGAACAATTATTTTGAAAACAAGTATTTTAAAATCATCATTCAGATGATTAGAGAGTATTATACAAAGTATGACCATACACCGTCGTTTGAAACGCTAGAACAAATTACAAAATCGGAATTACAACAAGAACTTGCATCTAAAATTGTTATGGATACAATAAAGAAAATTAAAGATGCACCTATCGAGGGAGTGGGTTTTGTACAAGAAAAGGCTTTAAAATTCTGTAAACAACAAGAACTACAAAAAGTAATGGGTAAGGCTCAGAAGATCATTGATGGTGGTGAGTTCGAGAACTATGATACACTTGAAGAAATGGTCAAAACCGCTCTTCAAGTTGGTGCAAAAGATACTTCTATGTTGGATGTATTCTCTAATCTTGATCAAGTACTTGAAGACGATTATAGACACCCAATTCCAATGGGAATACCTGGTATTGACAGATTGTTAAAAGGAGGTTTGGCAAAAGGAGAAATTGGTGTTATATTAGCTCCTACTGGAGTTGGTAAATCAACAGTCTTAACTAAGATGGCAAACCATGCGTTTAACTTAGGGTTCAACGTCCTTCAGATCTTTTTTGAGGATAACCCAAAGGTAATTCAAAGAAAGCACTTCACTTTATGGACTAAGATTCATCCTGACGATTTGTCAGAAAAAAAAGATGAGGTGATGAAAAAAGTTAGAGAAATTGAGGATTCTATGCCAAATAAGTTAATTATGAAAAAGTTACCATCAGATACTATGACGATGTTACAAATCAAAAATCAAATTAGAAAAATGGTTTCTGATGGAATTAAAATTGATATGATTGTTTTAGATTACATAGATTGTATTGTACCCGACAAGAACTTAGGTGATGAATGGAAAAGTGAAGGTTCGGTGATGAGAGCATTTGAAGCTATGTGTCACGAAATGAATCTTGTTGGTTGGACCGCAACTCAAGGTAACAGATCTTCCATATCATCGGAAGTTGTGACTACAGATCAAATGGGTGGCTCAATTAAGAAAGCACAGGTAGGACATGTTATTATTTCAGTGGCAAAAACATTACAACAAAAAGAAATGAAATTGGCTACTATTGCAATAACTAAGTCTCGAATTGGTGATGACGGTGTTGTGTTTGAAAACTGTAAGTTTGATAACGCAATGATTGAAATAGATACAGAAAGCTCAATGACTTTTTTAGGTCTTGAAGAACAAAAAGAAGAAAGACAAAGACAACGTGTTAAAGAACTTTTAGAAAAAAGAAAACAACGAGAAACACAGTCAAATTAACAAATAAATAAATTTTATAATAAATGGAAAAAATACTAGTAGAAAATCCTGGTCGGTTCGTCATCTTCCCTATCGAACACAATGATATATGGGAATTTTACAAACAACACCAAGCGGCGTTTTGGACAGCAGAAGAGGTGGATTTAACTAATGACATTAGGGATTGGGAAAATTTAACAGACAATGAAAAATACTTCGTTAAGAACGTATTATCATTCTTTGCCGCATCAGACGGAATTGTAAACGAAAACTTAGCGGAAAATTTTTACCGAGAGGTACAATACCCTGAGGCAAAATTCTTTTACGGGTTCCAATTAGCGATGGAAAACATTCACTCACTTATGTATTCATTATTGATTGACACTTACATCAACAACCCCAAAGAAAAAGATGAATGTTTCAACGCAATAGATAGATTACCAGCAGTTCAAAAGAAAGCAAAGTGGGCTTTAGAATGGATTGAAAAGGCTTCCTTTGCAGAAAGATTAGTTGCATTTGCGGCTGTTGAAGGTATATTTTTTTCAGGTTCGTTTTGTTCTATTTTTTGGATGAAATCAAGAGGAATTATGCAAGGATTATGTAACGCTAACTCACTTATTTTCAAAGACGAAAACTTACATTGTGATTTTGCAATTCACTTATTAAATAATCACTTAGAGAATAAACCGTCTGAAAAAAGAATTAAAGAAATTTTATTGTCGGCTCTTGAAATTGAAAAAGAATTCATTACAGAATCACTTCCTGTTTCTTTAATCGGTATGAACTCAAACTTAATGAAACAATATCTTGAGTTTGTGGTTGATGGATTACTGATGAAAATGGGATGTAGTAAAGAATTTAATGTGGAACAACCATTCAAATTTATGGAACAAATCGCTGTTGAAACCAAGGGTAATTTCTTTGAGTCGAGAACAATGGAATATCAGAAAGCAAAACTGAATGAAACAATAACATTTACAGACGACTTTTAAATATTAGATTATGTCATTAAAAATTATTAAACGAGGTGGTGAGGTTGTCTCATTTAATCCACAAAAG